CAATAAATACAATACATGGTGCTTTTTCATTTGCCTGTTTAAAAAGATCACGTACTTTGGCCGCGCCCATACCAACAAACATTTCTACAAACTCAGATCCCGAAATAGAGAAAAACGGAACTTCAGCTTCACCTGCAACTGCCTTGGCAAGAAGAGTCTTACCTGTTCCAGGAGGACCCACAAGCAGTGCACCCTTTGGCATAGACGCCCCAATTTCTGTATACTTCTGCGGATTATGCAAATAATCAACGATCTCCGTCAGAAGATCTTTTGCCTCATCTTCACCTGCAACATCAGAAAATTTAATTCCTGTAGAAGATTTCACGTATACCTTGGCATTACTTTTGCCAAAAGACATTGCCCCACCAGGACCGCCACCCATAGATGACATTATCTTCTTACTCAGCCAGCGACCA